GCCAAGACCCTCGTCATTTTGTGGCGAGATAATTTCATTCACGGCGTTGATAGTTTTGTCGAACTCTCCAACGGTCGCGGCCACCGCCTTCGAGGTTTTGGGCAGTGAAAGTTCTAAATCCTTGACGCGCTTTTGTTCTATAGCCACGGGGTCTTTTGACCCACCAGGAATGGGGACCTGCCTGCCTGTTGGATTGCCGTCAGGTCCGACCTCGGGCTGCATACCCTGCTCGACAGCCCCGGCGAACCGCTCTCTATAAACATCCCCCACGCCCTTAGTCTTAGTGGCGTCAGGCGCGGTGTAAAGCGCCTTACCGGCCTCATCCACAAGGGACCCGTTGACTACATAACGCTTGGGCGGTTCCGCCTTCTTGGGTGTTCCAAGGGCAACGCGCGGATCGCCCCCGTTGGCAGGCAGTTCTACGAGGCCAATCCCGTCAACGTTCTGATATGTAGACCTTGGCGCCTCAAATTGCTTAGCAAGGTCCAACATGCCCGGAGCCGTAGCAATCGCCGCACGGGGGTTTACATCCGAAAGCCTGCCCGTTGCCGCAGCCGCGCGTTGCTGCGCGCTCATAGGGTCAATGCCCTGCGTCTGTAATCCGCCGAAGTCCTCGGCTGAATACAGGGCCCCGCTGTTCTTATCGCGCGCCAAGCCGGGGTCCATTGCAAGCCGTTGCGCCATGGCAACGTCGCTAAAGTCTTTGTCCTCTTTCTTCTTCTCACGCTCCATCGCCTTACGCATCATGTACGCTTCGGCAATGTCAGAACCAGCCTCTACAAGGCCCTGCCCCACCGAATAGATGGGCCTGTCCTTCTTGCGGAGGAACTGTTGAGCCAATGCGGAGTAATCGCCCAGGTAAGCCTCCTGGGGCGCGATCTGCTGGGGCTGTGCCTGTGTCCTACGGGCGACCGGCATAAGCGCCTCCAATACGTCCCGCCGCGCCGAAGATGGAGCCTAGCAACCCGCCGCGTGCTTGCTGCTGTTGAGCGTAATTTGCCGCCGCCAAACCCATCGCATCCGGGGCCGCTTGTGCCGCTGTGCTAGGTGCAAACGATTGGAACGTCGGGTTCTGCGGAGAAACCGGGGCGCCATTAACAAAGGCCATCGCCTCGTTGATGTTCTGGTTACGCCCAAGGATGTTCTCGTTGATTGACTGAGAACGGTTCGACTGGTCGGCCTGCTGGAGATTGAGACCAGCGTTGAACTGTTGCGCCAAGGCGTCGTTGCCAAATTGCGCGGTGCTGCGGTTCTGGTTGTACTGCTGACCGGCGGCGTCGTTGCCAAACTGAGCAGACCCCATGTTTCGGGCGTACTGCTGCATGGTCGCATCGTTGCTGAATTGAGCCCCACCAAGATTGCGCGTGTAGTCCTGCATCGCTGCGTTATTGGCAAACTCAGCCATGCCCAAATTGCGCTGGTAGTCCATCATTGCGGCGTCGTTATTCAGTTGCGCTCTGGCTTGGTTCTGACCGAAGCCCTGCTGTTGGGCTTGGTTCTGGAACTGCGCCTGATTCATGTTCATGCCGAATTGCTGTGCAAGCGAACTGTTGCCGAACTCACCTAGTTGAAATTGCTCACCGACGCCCTGCTGTCTTGCGGCGAGGTTCTGCCCGAACATTTGGCCTTCAAGGTTAAATCCCTGATTAATGGCCTGATCCCGCGCGCCTGAATACGACTGGTCCCGCTGCTGGGCGAGGTTGTTCATCTCTTGGTTATAGGCCTGGGAGCCTTCGGTAACGCCCTGCGCGGCCAATCGTGCGCGGGTTGATTGCTCCTGCTGTGCAAACTGAGGATCAAGGTATTTTGTGTTCTGCCGGTATGCGGCCTCTTGAGCCTGCTGAGATAGCTTTGAAAAATCTGTGTTAAGCGCCGGCTGCCCGCTCAGGTCAACGCTGCGCTGTGCCGTGCCGCCCGCGTCAAATGACTTAGTGATGGCGTCGGCCTGAATGTCGCGCTGTAACGCCCCCCCGTTGTCGAAACTGCGCTGTAGCGCACCGCCATTATTGAAACCGCGCGCGAGGTCGCCGCCTTGGTCAAACGAGTTTTGAATGGCAGGCCCTTGGTTGAATGACGTTCCGAACGTCACACCCTGTGCGCGCCGAACATCGGGTTGGCCATCAAGGGTAAAGTTAGTGCGTGGTGCGCCTGCAAGTCGCTCGTTCGCAAGGTCCGTGAGGCCACCCGTAAGGCGCGTTTGCCCGTTGAGGATGCCCTGCATCTCAGGAGTAAGCGTCGTGGTTTGCGTGCGGTCAGGCGAGCCTATTTCGCCTGAATAGGTGACTGAGCCCCAAGGCCCCGTCTGGTTGATCTGGTTTAACCCCGCCGCATAGCCAAGGTCAGCGCGGTTAATCCCGCTCTGCATGGTGGCTGTCTGATACGGGTCGGGCGGTCTAGGAGCACTGCCGAAGCACATTTAAGCCGCCTTGGGCTGGTAAATGAAGGCGCCGCCGAACGGGGTCAGATGCTTGCGGAAGTATTTAAGCTTGGACAATGCGTCCACCGTAGTCCCCACACTGAGAACAACCGGAGTTCCGCACGTCTGAGCCGCGGTTTTCATCCATCCAATAAGCTGGGTGGCGTGGCCTTCGCTTCGGTTGTCGGGGTGGACAAAAAACCATTCGTCCACAAGAAAACGATCCCGCGAATACCACCAGCTCGTCATGGTTAAACCGACACTTCCAACAATCTTGCCGTTCTGCTTTGAGATTAAGCAGCCGCCAGAATTGATGATTTCGGAGATGGCCCCGCGGGCCTTAAGTTCATCCAATCGACCGACGCCATTTTCGGCGTGCATGACCAAGAGAAGGTTAAAAACTTCCTCGAGATCGTCGGGAGTGGCGACGGAAAGCATTATACCATACCTCCGGGTTCTAGCACTACATCCGTTCCGTACCAGCGAATGGCCGTTTCATTGGCCGCGCCCTTGATACGAACAGAACCGTAAGTCCCCAATGCGCCGGCAGATTGCCACTGGCCGACCGGGGCCGGGTCGCCGCCCCAAAAGAAATCATCCCACGTCGCAACGTCCCATTCCGCAAAGGGAACGACCACAACGGTCGGTATATTGGTCGGGGTTTGGTCGTTGAAATCAACGTCCATAGCGAACGCAAGGCCAAGAGCGCCGTCTGAATTAATCAGAGGGCGGTAAATCTTGAAATGCTTGAGCCTGCCGGGTGCGCCAAAGGTTGACGCAGCCTGTCTCACGTCAACAAGGATATCCTCGCCGTCATCTGACTGTGAGCTTGTGGCGGCTTGGACTACAGCCCCGTTGGTCCCGTAATACAGGTTCCCATTGTGGAACTCGAAACAGTTAGAATCCCACCCCAAGAAGCGCGTCCAGGCTTGGGTGTGGGTGTTCATAACGTACTGTTGCTGGTAGTCGCCAGTGGCAACAGGGACGTTCAAAATCAGCCATTCCCGGTCTGGGTCGTACTTCATCTCCCATCCAAAATTATTTTTGTAGACCGCCCACGCCGCGCTTAGGGCCGTGTTGATCTTGTCGGAGAATGGGGCCTGTTGTTCGAGGCCTGACATAACCGCAGAGAGCGAGTAAACGCCCTGCACCGTGGATATGAGAAGCTCCCCGCCGAGCTTTTGCATGCTGCGACGGCTAACAGGTCGCGCGATTCTATAGACCCCAACCATTGACCATGAATTAGCGTCTGCCGGGTCAATGCCCTGGTAGACGATGATTTCACCCTCGGACGAGAGGAAGGCAATCAGGTCATCCATCCCCGAGCCGCCGTCACGGGTCCAGGTTCCAATTCCGGTAAGAGATCCGCCGCGGCTTAACAGGGGCGCGAGGTTGAACCCGCTAATTGTCCCGCCGATGGCCGAAACTTGGTCGTGATAGAGGAACTGGAGCGAATTGACCTCGGTGTAGAATATGCGCCGCTGGAATATCTCGATATTTGAAAAGATTGCAGCAGTACCCGCGCCGGCCGAAGCTGACCCGGACCACATGATAGAGCCGTTGTAAATCTGGCGCGCATCCTGCCCGTTCACGGCAACAAGGAACGTCCCGCCAGGTGTGCCGAAGTTCCGGTATTGCCAGCGGTCGTTTGAGAACCCGTTGGCAACGGTTGAACTGCCGGAAATCGTCCCTGTAACGCCTACGGTCGTGATGTTCTGTATTGTCCCGCCTGCGGCAATGAGCAGTTTCAGCGTTGCCCCGCCCGAATAGGACAGGATGCTTTCAACCTGAGCGCCGATGCCGGAGCAATAGGTGTCAGACCCCGGACGAACACGAACGTCCGTCGCCTCTGGGAACCAGTTGTCCATTAACTCCGCGTCGGTGATGGGCATAACCGCCCGCCCGTCGCGCGTGTTTAAGCCCCCGATGGGAGCGGGGATGTTGATTGGTAGGGACGCCTCAGATGTGGCCGGGGATGGTCTTAGGGCGCGTCTCATCCCGGCCAATCCCCAGCCGCGACGTTTCCAGACAGATACTCAATCGGAGCGCCACCGATAAACAGGACGCGCCGGCCTCCGTTCTGGCCGATGTGCTTATCAATCTCGCGTTCTGCGTTCTCAAGGTCCTCGGCATAGGCCAAGCCCTTTGAGGACTTCCAACGCCAAATTAGATCAAGCTTGAACAACCGCTCTGGAATGAGAGTGGTGTCGGTATCCGCGGCAAAGGCTGACTGGCCGGTGCCCGTAGATGACTGACACCAGTTCTTTGTGACGTAGTTAAAGACCAGCGTATTCCCCGCGCCAATCGGGGTCGGTCCGATGTACAGAATATTGTTTTGAACGATGAACTTGTAAGGTGGCGAGACAATCGCGTTCGATAGGTCGGCCTGCCATTGCTGGGCCGTAGACGGGCCAAGGACTTGTTGCCGAAGCGACCGATCCCAGAACGTGCCGTCAATAAACCGGCCAAAGTCCGCGGCAATTGTCCCGCTGTTAATGGTGCCTTGGGCAATCGTGCCAGAGCTTGCCCATTGGGCCGTCCTTACAAGCTCCTGCCACTCGTATCGGGTGGACAAGTCCTCCCCGACTACGTTTGCCATCACAAGAAGCTCAAGAACACGCTGATCCGCAGACGTAACGACAGACGAGGGGCTCGACAGCCCTATCATCTTGGATGTGTCTTGGATCAGCGTGAGAAGGGACATTATGCGGCGACCTGTTCAGACTTGGGCTTGGGGCCGGGTTTTTTGCGATCGGCCATCATTGCGCTCATCTCAGCCATTTGAGCCTGTAGGGCCTTCAAGGCTTCGCCCTGCTCGGCAATGAGCGCGTCCTTGGCCGATGAGTCATTGGCCTTAAACTCCAGGGCCTTCACGTCATCGAGCCAAAGTTGGGCCTTACGGCGCCACGTCAGGCCGGCATGGATTTGGCCGATTGCTTGATCCGTCGCCCGCGCGAGGTCTTCAACGGACGCGAAGCCCATATAGCGGAGGTCGGTGAGCATTTGCGATGTGATGCCCGGCAGCTTGTCGAGCGGATGCCCGATGACTGGCATTTCTTGGCCGGATTTGAAGAACTGATACGCACGGCCAAAACGTTGGCGGTGCTTGTCCTCGACCTTGCCGGCCCATATGTTTTTATCTTCGCCTGGGACGCGGATTTCGATCATCTCGATCTTGTCGAGATTGTTGGTCTTGGTGTTCAGTACTTCCTCAATCCAGAAACGCACTTTTGCGCGCTCCTTGGATTCATCCTCAAAGCGTCCAGAGCTTTGGTCAAACTTTGCGTCAAAATCACGAGTGTAGCCGCTTGCCATTTTTCACCTTCAGTTGGTCGGAATGGAGCCCGTAGAAGCGGGCGATATCAGGGATTAAACCGGACCCGTGGACAGTTAAGGCGTGGGGCTCCAGCATCCCGTTTTTCAGGCCCTGATCGCGCACCAACAGAAACTGTTGGAACTCGTCAGCCTGGGAAAACATCATTGTGTTGCCGTAGTACGTGCGGTCCCCGCCTTCCATCGGCACAAGCATTTCCAGAACGTCCAGAATTGCCTCGGGCTTGTGGTAGGCGTGAAGGTTTGGCTTGCCGTCTTTAATCTTTATCGACCCGTCCGGGTTCTGTTCCATGCAGCTATCGAAGCCGAATAGATGGAGTTCCCTAAAGCCTTCAATGTAGCTTTTGAGAATGGACCGAAGCCCGCACGTCGAACCGTTGGCCGGAACGCAAATCACTTTCTCGCGCGGTGTTAATTCGGCCTCCAATTCAGGAACCGATGCCGCGTGCCAGAGGTACTTCTGAATGTCGGGCTTGTCAAAATTATCGAACGTGGCCGGGTGGCACTGAGAACCGATATAGTACCGGATGCCCTTACGCGGGGTGATGTAATTGGCCACAGCAGGAACCGGGTCAAGCAAGACGCCCGCCCATGGCACAATCCCCTTGGTCAGAAGAAAATCATGCGTGCGGTTAATCGCCAGAACCTTCGTTCCCTTTTTCTGAAGGGCGCGCAGTTCTTTAAGTTGGTCGAGAGAAGCTAAAGACGGGCCGCCGCCACAAATGGCAATCGACTGGCCTAGAAACTCGCTCGGCTTAATGTTGGGCCAGTTGCGGGCCTTCGCGCTCTTAACGTGTTCGATGAGCTTCCACGTCTCAAGCCGCCCCTTTGTCATGGGGATGACTTCACGAAGCGGGCGCGGGCCTTTTGGCTTAGGTGTTCCGAAGTCGTGGGGCTGGAGAGGCCCAAGATCCAACGGGAGCATGTCTGCGGTCGCGCAAAGGAACGGCTCTTTAATGCGGAAGCCGCTTTCCAGATTTGCGAGAGGGTGAGAAGCGTCTAATGCCATAGGGAGTAAGGGGGCCGGTTTCCCAGCCCCCTCGCCTCTTAGGTGTTTACGCCCTGCGGGATGGCGGTCTTAACGCACAGAAGCCAACCGTACTCGTTTGCCGCAAAGGCCACTGAGCCGTTGCGGAAGTAGGTCGTGCCGGCGCCGCCATCAACCGATGTGGCGAGACACGAAACCGTATTGAGCGCGACGGTCGCGTAGTTCGAGTTGGCGATCGCCGTGGCCGCCCGGATGTACATGGCAAACTTGCCAATTCCGCCCGGAATGTTGCTCACGACCTTTACGACCGTCCCAAGCTTGTGTTCGGGAGAGTCGGTCTTGCGGTCGATACCAGCCCCGATGAGGCCTTCGCTTTGGTAGATGTTACCCATGACTGTTGCTCCTTAAGTGTTGGTGAGGACGCCCTGAAGGCGTCGGTTTGCCACAGTCATGTTTCCGGCCCAGCCGATCAGCTTGACCGTCGCATCCTGGTTGACGGAGAAACGCTCGTCCCCAATCGGAACCATGTTTCTGGACGCATGCGGGCGCCAGAACAGATAGTTCGTGTTGAGGAAATACATGTGGTTGCTCGGGCAGTTGCCGCCGACACCGCCGTCGAGGACGAGATCGGAGTTCATGTACTTGAGCGCGGTGAAGCCGGCCGATGCCATCTCATCCGAGGTAATGCGCTGGATGATCTGAAGCTCACGCAGATAACGGTTGTAGTAGTTGTTATCCGCAATGATGAGGTCGGGGGCGTCATTGCCGCGGACGAGGTTCGTGTAGAGGGTGTTCATCACGCCGACAATGGAACCCGCCGCAATCGTGCCAGCCGCCGCCTGCTGGTTCTGCCAGAAGGTATTGGAAGCCGCGATGCCGCCAACAGTGCCGGCAGACGGAGAATCAGCCACAAGAAGCTGCAAGCCGCCGATCTGCTTCGAGTCCGAGGCCGTCCCGTCCGAGTACATATCGGCAGAGATGTTGTTCTTCATCGTCCGCTCAGCGTTGCCAATGCGGCTTTCCAAGAGGTCGATGATGGCGTTCGGGCCGGAGTTTTGGAGTTCTTCCAAGCCAGAGATGGTCACGGCGACCGCAGCCTGCTTGTAGTTAAACTCCGCAGCAGTGAACACGTCGGACGGGGAGATGTCCAACGTCTCATAGCCGGTGTAACGGGTGTAGGTCCCGTTCTCGTCGTATTCGAGTTCCTGAACGATAGTGCGACCGCCAGAGACGGTCTTGATCTTGCCCTTTTTGTTCAGGCGGCGAAGAATCGCGTTGTTGTCCGAAACGTTGTCCGCGAGGACCCCGGAACGGTTTCGGAGCGTCGTAGTGACGATTTCCGTAAATGAGGTATTCGGAGAAGCCATTTATTTACGCCTTTTTCAGAGGCGGGCGTCTACCCCATGCTCCTGCATGGCTAATTTGATAGCGTCCCGCACCGATTGGTTTTTGGCGGGCTTCTGCTGGGAATCCCCAACAGGAGAGCCGCCGGTGAGGGACTTCCTAGCTAGACTGGCCTTCTGCGCGCGTTCCGCGGCTTCCTTGGCTAAACGGGCTTTTTCCGCCTGCTCGGTCTGCACTTTCCCAAATACATCGTCATTCAAGCGAACGGCTTTCGTGTAAGCCGCATCCATGACCTGACGAACACTCCAGTCGGGGTTCGTGCTCTTGATGAGCGGAATTAGCTCGTAAACCTCTTTCCTTACGCTCTCGAAATGGGGCCGAAGCGTTTGGCCGCTTTGGTCCTTCTCGTCGGCAAAGGCTTGTATCTCGGAAACTACAGTGCGCGTCTGCTGCTGGGTCGTGTAACCCTTCAGCGAGTCAATCTCGCTTTGAAGTCCGTACAGGGTCTGCTTGAGCTGGGCCACTTCGGGGTTTTGATCCCCCATGGGCTGCTGCATGTTCCCTAGGTCAATGCCCTTGCTCTGCGCGAACCACTGAATGAACCCCACCGGGTCTTTGGCGGCGTAAGTAGACGTATCAAGGAGGTTCTTAATCCCCTGTTCTACGCTACCCGCCTGCATCAAATTCTGGCGGTGAGGTCCAATAACGGGTTCGAGCGCCTCAGCTACGGCTCTGGCCTGCTTCGCTTCGTCGGCCTTGGATTGAATACCCTGAGCAAATTCCTTTTCCCGGCGAAGGATCGTGGCCTTTGCCTGGTCAGAAAGAGTTGCCCAAAATGCCTTTTCCTCAGCCTTCCATGTGGCTGGAGCTTCGAGGGTTTTCACCTCGGCAACAGCCGGCGCCCCTTGAGGGCTTTTCGGATCTATCGCGGCGCTCTGAGCGGCCTGCGGCTTTTCAATAAACTTGCCCGTCTCATCACGGGGGCGTCCTGCAACCTCTTTCTGCGCGTGTTCGATTACAGCGCGGAGGTCGTTAGGGTCCGGTTTATCGACCTCGGGAGTTTCGATAACCGGCGCATCAACTTGGTCGGTAACTTGAGCCTGAAGCTCTTCAGTCATACCCAATCAACTCCATGTGACCGTGCCGCGGCCTTTAGCTGCAACACGAGGTCTTTGTCTGGTCGGCGCGGGCCTTCTACTTTCGGCTTGGGCTGTTCGTTGCCGACTTCGATACAGCCATGGGCGCGGAGGAAGTCACGATGCTGCCTGCGCCCGCCGATCACCTTGCCGTCAATCATGTTCCGGTAAGGCTCAATATCCTTGATGACCTGAATCCCGCCGTCTGGGTTGGCGTTTAGTTTGGGAGACGGAACGTGGATAAGCTTGCCCGTGTAAGGCTTCTTGCCACTCCAGACCCAATAACCGCCGACGCCTCGGTAGTATCCGTATGTCTCAGTCATCGGAAATCACGCTGCTTGTTTTTAGTAGGGTGTCAACATCTAGTAGTCAGATGCCGCCAGAAGGATGAGAAGGCGCATATTCATCTCGCGCCGCTTCCGTTTGTAGTCCTCGGGGACAACGTGGGCATACCCGCCGCCTGCTTTCGGTGTGCCTGGATCGTCGCCAGGAACATACGAACCCATGCCGCTTGTGACAGCCGCGGGGAACTTGCCTCCAAGCCCTCGGGTGACAAGCATCAGGCCATCCCGTCACGGCGGTTGATGCCCGCCGTTCCATCGTAAGGCTGTGTGCCCGCCGCATCGTTGAACACATCAGCCTGGAACAGGACCGTCGTTCCGTCATCGGCGTAAACAGTCATGACGCCCGTTGCGGGGTCTGTGATCTGCTTGTTCTTCAAAATCTGTTGGATGACGTAAAGGATGCCGCCAGCTTGGGCCGTACTGTATGTGCCCGGTAGGGTAGTGATCCACGGGTCGCCAGCAGAGCCAGCCGCCGCCAGAGCCTCACCCGTCGAGCCGGGGTTAGTGTGACTTGCTAGGGCTTCGTCCCACACCGCTGAGGCAATAGCCCCAACAGTCAGGGCCGCGCCAGCCGTTGTAATGTCGGCTTCCATGAAACCTATGCCGGTCATGGTCGATCCGGCTGCCGTGCCGTTACCAGTCAGCGCCGCCAAAAGACTGGCAATGCCCGTCATGGTCCCGCTTGCCGCGC